TATTATGGAGGGATCCGGCGATATAGTACGTTTTTCTGAGTGCGGCACAAGCTGGTAAACCAAATTATTCAAACCATCAATTTCCAATATGTCTAGATTTTACAACTCTATTGTGACAACCAAGTACGACCCGGCCGTAAACTTTAAAGGTATGGCCCGAATTTATAGATGTGCAACGACCACATCAACCTTCAATTTTGGTAGCCCGGATGTTCATGCACGTTACAATATTTACAAGGTCGCCGCCCACACGAGCTGCCGTGCTGCCCCAGGCGCACTTGGCGACCAGCCCAGGTCCCAGGCGTGTGTGGCGTACATGCGGGGGGGCTCCATGTATTACACGAACGGGCCGGACCCGGACGTCGACGACGACGCTTCGGTCGTCTCTGATGACGGTGAGTACCCAGACACTGTCCGGGAAGGGTTGGACGGCGGGGCAGCAGTCGCGCCGGAGCAGGAGGTGGGGACTAGCGCTCCAGGCACTAGTAAGAAGAAGAAGAAAAGTTCTAAAGGTAAGGAGAAGAATGAGGCTGTTGTGAGTGGTGAAGCAGGGGTCGCATCAGTGGGCGAAGGAGGCGGTGATGCCTTCACGAACCAGGACAAGCACCATCATGGTGGGTGTATGGTTAAACCCCATGCAATCTGCCTTCGTCAAGGCAACAAATATAGGATCGCCCAGCGCATTAAAGTCAATGACAAGATGGCGGAGGACTTCCTAAGCGGATCCAACAAGTATGTCTCAAGTACAGGGGATTACAGGGTGGCCGATCTAAGTTGCCTCATTGAGCAGCTGGCTGCAGGCGTCGCATACTGGTCACTGGGCCAGAGCTTCACCATGGACGACTTGAGTGGTGGTCTACCTTTAAGGGTCATAGCTGTGGGTGCAGCAAGCGGGCCCCTGGGTGCCAGTAGCAACACCATCTGGCTGCCTGCACATGCGGACGACATATCGTCGCCTCACGTAGTGAGTGCGGTGGTGGCGGCGGCAGCAGCTGGTGGGAGCACTGTAGTCACAGACCGTCTAGTATTAGACGCGAGTAACTGCCCCATCATAGAGCACCCGGTGGATGGCGCGCTAGCAGAAGGGTGCCTGAACGCGTTACGTATCCTGGGCAGTAACTACGCTCATAACAACGCTGGAGGGGTGTTCGCCTACGCGATGGCGAAGGGGTTCACTAAGATCCTGACCGTCGTGGGCCAGAGTGACGAAGGTGCTTTTATGCGTCGCGTGCTGCGGGAACATGGTTTTGTGCCTAGCTATGGGGGAATTAACACCCTGCTGCGTAGCTGGGACTGCCTCCCTCAGCCACTAGTGGGCAGCAAAGATAGTTGGGTTGGTTTTTGTGATGGTTTAGCGCTGAGTATAGCAGCTAGCGTAGCCTTGGCTGACCCATGCATAGAGATTGATTCTAAAGTATACCCCACTGTGGTAGGAGCGCCACGCCTAGAAGTCGAGGATGCAGGAGTTGCCGGGCAGCAAGTGCCGGACAACCCGTCCAAGATATTAAACGAAATCTTGAAGAGTGCCCCCATGTTCTCAAAACAGTATGTGTCTGTGTTGGCGCAGGTGTGGGGGCTGAACGTAGGCGCCACCACAGACCTACAAGACTATGTGGCACACAACGCGTTGCTGGCGTCTTTCAGCCTTGGGAACCTAGACAACGATAGGCACCTTAGGTACAACGTACTAGCTCCCTGGTATTGGGTGGAGCCGACGGGGATTATAGATATTGATGTCGATACGGTAGCGCAGAAGTCTGGGTTTGGGGTGCTTTGCACCCGTTCGCGTGAAGGTGTGATACCCCTTTTTGAAGATTTGCAAGTCCTAGAGACTAGAGGGGTTGCGTCTGTAGTGCAAACCTCGTGGACGTGTGCGCGCAAGAGTGGCTACGTCTTGCATTATAGTGGCCACCGTTTAGACGGTTTGAAGCATCTGGTGCCAGTGCAGTTCGACCCGGAGCAGATTGTACTGCCTGGGCCGGGGATTGCAGGTCGTGCGACAACTATCAGGAATCGGCAGCGTAACAGGTTACACTTGGCTTCATACCTGTGGCGGAGGGGGGAGAACAGGTTTTGCGCGCCTTCTGAGCTGGTCTACACCGGCGGAGGGATGCGGATGGTAATCACTCATCAGTCGCCGAGCGCCGGGCCGAATACGTGGGGCTTGGACAACAACCACGCTCCTAGTAGTAAGGAGTTGGCTCTGGACATAACACTCGTCACGGCGCCACTTGAGCTTTGTGACACGAAGCCTATAGGCCATATAAACACTGAGGTGCAGGCCAGCTTTTGCGAGGGTGTTGCGGCGCTCCGCGGCGCCAGCTACCAACCAAATACTTACAGTTCTTTTGGACAGCTGGGGCGTGTCGTAGCTCGTGACTGCGGGAGTGGGGCTCCACTGACGAACAATGGTGTCCCGCGGCCTGGAGAGTCTTTCCAGACGCAGAAGCGCCACGAGCCGGCGGCAGTCAAGGTGCCGGTGAGCATACCTAGTGTTAAGACGGGTAAAGGCGCAGAAGTCCAGGCGGTGAGGGTGCATGAGCCTGCGCGAGCGCCTACACTGGTGAGTGGGTCGAGCTCGAACGCTCGCATATATAACGGGCCGATACATGCAGCACCTGGTGCTGTGGCCAACAACGCAATAGCTGGGGACCGCCCGGCTGCCGCTGCGGTAAACGCGGGAAGTGATGACGGGCTAGCTGGCCGCGGGGGTGCAAACGATGCGCTCGCGGCTGGCGAACAACAATGAGTAGGGTAGCGGGAAGGGTCGATGATTTTGGACTAATCGGCTCATTCCTGGAAAAACACCTAGTCCAAGAAAACGTGAACGACCTGCTGTGCGCCTCAACTAATTCACAGTGGGAAACTGTGTCATCATTGCAGATGACCGACTATATGGAGGCGATTTCTACTAGTATACTTGTCTGTAATTATCCTTACCACATTCATTTCAATTTCGGTCTTTTAAAATACATTCTTTATAACAGTTTCTATATAGCAGAATCATTTTACGCCAAAGGCAATTTCAATCAACCTCAGCGTGATCTAGTGGCCTCACGGGTCATCAAAGGGGTCTTTAGAGGCCTGTTTCCACCAAAGCCTTTTGACCAGGCGGAAGTTAAGGCGAACTTACACGTGACGGGGGTGCTGTGTGACCTCAAGATAGAATCAGAAAGGATGTTCGTAGATGCATGTGCCGTTCTGGCAGACTCTGGGGGGGCATATGAAGATCAGGCAGTGAGCATAGTTCTGTACGGCTGCACCCTGGCGCATTGGGGGTGGCGCGAGCCTTTCAGGCTAGCGCGTTTCCTGGTCATGAACCCGAAAGAGGCCAAGGCATTAAGTTGCCTGCTCAAAGGACTAGGCTGGAATGGTGTTCAGGAGGGTGCAGTTCTATGTGAGGCGAATGTTCTGGCCGGCCGAGGAGTGGGTACAATCGACCTGGAACACGAAGCCTCTTACAGGTGTAAGGCAGACAAGGTGAGCGCGGGCACATACAACCCGGACGAAGCTACACTACGCCTGGCAATTCGCGCTGTGCTCACGGAAGAGATAGACCGGAACCGTCTTGTGTATGAAGATGAGGAAACGTGGTGGTCCAGGCGTTGGCTCTGGTGTGCTAACGGCTCCCACAACAGGACTGCGGAGGCCCATGCAACAGGAATGGACTCCATCATACCCGACACCGTACAGAGGCCGACGCGTCAGAACTTTGTGGCAGCCAAAGACAAGTGCAGCGTAGGACAGTGGAATGGCCGCGTAGTAGCCACAGCTAGCACGAAGTACGAGCATGGGAAGACACGTGCCTTGTTCTCATGTGACACAGCTAGCTACATTGCTTTTGAACGTGTGTTGCGGCCGGTGGAGAAAGCGTGGCGAGGAGTCAGTGCCGTACTGTCACCGGGTGAAGTAGGAAACTATGGCATGTGCGAGAGAGTACGCAACATGCGTTCTAGCGGCGGTGTCAGCGTTATGTTAGATTACGACGACTTCAACAGCCAGCACAGCACACGGAGTATGCAAATGCTGTTCGATGAGCTGTTCCTGTACATCCAGGAGGACTGCGGGCTGAAGGAGAGGATAATTTCCAGTTTCGAGAATACGTGGCTATACTATAAAGGGAGATGTTATGGTCAGAGCTCCGGCACCCTGATGTCCGGGCATAGGGCCACGTCCTTCGTGAATACAGTGCTAAATAGGGCCTATCTCCTAGTGGCATACCCTGAGCTAAACAAACTCCGGTCCATCCATGTAGGCGACGACGTGTTCATCGCTGCTCCCGACAGTGGTGTTGCCGCAGCCGTACTCGACGCAGTAGGCGCGAGTGGCGTCCGGATGAACCCGACAAAGCAGAGCATCGGCAGGGGTGTGAGCGAATTCTTACGCATGGCCATCGGTGCGGATGGGACGTATGGGTACGTAGCACGGAGTATAGCAAGCATTATAAGTGGTAACTGGGTGAGCGAGAAGCGGTTATCGCTAGATGAGGCCATGAATAGCTTGGTCAATAGCAGCTGGAGTATGATCAACAGGGGTAGCGGTGAGAAGGCTGTCGGTTGTATCGTGAGTGCTGTACTTGCCCACTTTTCGATAGAGGAACGGGTGGACGAGGACTACGAAGCCGCGGTCAACAGGGTGGTGCGTGACGCGAAGTTGGACGTAAGTGCTATTCCTGCGCACTTGCGTGACATTTTGTTCGTGGGTGACATCATGGATGATGTCCGTCATGCCCAGTACGCTCAGAGCCCTCTAACGATCCCTCAGAACCGGAAATTAGTGGCCGCTGTCCGCAACGCAGGTAAGGCCCAGTTGAGTGATGAGGTCATGGCTGCTCTAGCAGCAAAAATATCACCAGACGATTCCCAAGTTGCCCTGTCGTGCCTGGTTGAATGTCGTCGCCTTTCGAAACGCTATCTGTCGAAGAGCGGGTTGGTGTTGTCGTCAACCGGTGGCGGGGACAAGCTAAGTGCACGGAGATGGTTGCGCGATGCGCTTACAGGCGTCGTTGGCTTCCGGGAAGGGCCGGCACGTCAGAGCAGCTTCGTCGAGATGAAGATAGACCTCGAGCCAGTAGGGAGAAGGTTGAGTGAGCCACTGAAGGATAAACTGGTCGGGTTGCCTCAGCATAGCGTAGACGCATACCTACGTGAGCACGTATCGCGCGTGGAGAGAGAAGCAATCGCAAGCAGCAGTGTAGATATTGTAAGCAAGATGAAG